TCCTGCAATTTGGAAGGTTATTCGCATCGGTGAAGAAGCTGGCAAACCCGCGATCGCAGCTACGCACGGTAGTGTTATGCGTGAATTGTCTCGTATCTTTCACAACGGAGACTATAACGCGGTTAAGGTTGAGCCGGGCGGAATCGTAGGAATTTTCAAAAAGCGCGGAGGCGGTTACGACGCGAAGCCGTTGATTCGAGAGAACCCGGCAGAAGAAGATATTCAACCAGGGAGCTAAGATGCCGCAGGATGATCCAGTATCGAAGGCTGTCGCCGGAGCGAAAGATGCTCTCGCGAATGCCACAAGATTTACGCAGAGCGTAGAAGGAAATCCTACGTCTTCTTTTGCTCCGAAGAAAGTTCCGGCACCAAAAATTCCGCAAGCCAAACCAGATAAGCCGTCTTACGGTTTGGTAGACGAAGCTCGCAGCGCCGCTGAGGGGATCAAGGCGAAGAGAGAAAACGTCGAACAATACGCGAGACAATAAAAGGCCTCCCCCAGAGGCCGGGGGAATAGAATGGCCTTGTCGAATACAGAGCGGACGAGGTTGCGTCGCGCTCGTTTGAAAATGGAAAAAGATCGTGCCCAGAGTTTGGGTCCGAGTGAATCGGACGCCACACAAGGCACGTCGGAGCAGATTCAAGCTCGTAACGCGGCTCACGCTGAAAATTTTAAGTGGGCTACTGAGTTTGATGCTACGAATAAACGGTACAAAAGCGAGTGCCGTTCTCTCGTCGATTTGCTTACCATTTTTGAAGGTACAAATCCTCTAGACAGAGATGAAGACGAAGAGGATGGCGCAAAATCTGGTAAGAAAAAGAAGACTAATCGTGCCATACCGGAAGTTCAAAAATTTAAGATTCGTGCGATCGAATTAATGGACAATAGCCTCGGTGAAGAGTGTGCTATTCGGGTTCCGATTGAGCCCGATATGTATGAGTACACAACGCTGAAAGGCGACAAGGTTAATCCTCGCATCGTTTACGAAGTCGATGGGCAGCAGCCAGTCACTTTTAGAGAGTGGCTCGATCTTCGTGATCGCGGTCGCAAAGATTTGTTTTGGCTATCGAGATTGCTCGGTCGTCAACTTTATCATAAGTCACACCAAATGATTTGTGATATGTTCGTGCAAAAGCAGTTTGATGATTTGTATTTTCCTGATTTCAATCAGGATGACGTGCACGAAATGATCCGCAAACAAAAACGGTTTGCGGAAGACGGTACACCTACGCGCACCATGTTGTTGATGGCACCGCGTTCCGGATACAAGAGTACGATTGACGGCGTTGATGCAGTTCAGTGGATGCTGAATGCGCCTGATATTCGTATCATGTTGATCACGGCGTTTCGTCCGTTGGCAAAAACGTTTCTTGGAGAAATCAAGAAATATTTTTATTTGCCGCAGCGCGGACAACCTACGGCGTTTCAAATGCTGTATCCAGAATATGTGTTGACTGGAGTAGACGGCCGATCGAAAGAACCTATTGTGTGCCCGGCGCAAACGTTCAATTCAAAGGAACCGCATCTTTGGATAACGTCGATGGAATCTTCGGCGACCGGTCTTCGTTGCGACATCCGCAAGGCAGACGACGCTGTTGACCCAAAGAATTCTAACAGTGAAGAGCTTCGTGAAAAGTTCGCTTACGATTTTGCAGGCACCGGCGACCTTGTTGAACCTTGGGGTTTCTCAGACGTAATTGGCACGCGGTATTTCACCAAAGATTGGTATGGTACGCGCATGTCGAAAGATGAGAACGGCAACGAACCAGCGCCGTACTCATTCTTGTGTATTTCGGCATGGTATCCGAAACCGCAGTTCGTAACTCTTTACGAAGAGCTATTAGCTGAGCAAGATGGAATGTTCAAAGTCACCGAAGATATGGTGGACTTGTGGTTCCCTCAGAAGCTAAGTTTCCAAGCTCTCCGGCAGATGTTGCGCGAAAAGAAAGAGCGCAGCTTCAAGAATCAGCAGCTTAATATCGCGACAGACCCGAAAGAGATTGATGATTTTATCAATCATTTTGATCGTGAAGTCATGGTGGCTCACACGTTCAAATCGGGAGAGGCGCTTCCAGAGTTCACTGAAATTATTCAGTGTTGGGATTTTGCGTACAGCGAGAAGAGGACATCCGACTTTTCTGTTGGCGCGACGATCGGAATTTTCAAAGACAAAAACGAGCAATACGGGCTCGTCGTTTTGGACGTAATCCACGATAAGTGGAAATCGTCAGAACTAGACTCTCAGATGCTGGCGTTTTACGAGAAGCATAAAGCGCGAGTATCTAAGATTTATATTGAAGAAGCCAACGGTGCCGGGTTCTTGATGAAAAACATCGCGAACCTAGCCAAGCTTAAAGGTTCGGACATGATGACGAAGGTTCGCCTTCGTCCGGTTTCGAATAAACCGAAAGCTAAAATCCTTCGCGCGAAAGACCTTGAGTTTTTGTTGGGACACGAACGTTTGTGGTTCTGCCAAGGATCGTGGATCGAAGAATTGTACAAACAGTTCTCGAACTACAACGGGAAGAAAAGCACAGCGTTTCGTAAAGACGATTTTATCGACGCAATTTCGTTCGCTACAGAGCATCTTCCGGCAACTAGTTTGCAGCATAATCCGGACCCGAAGGATGTCGAAGAAGAGTACGAAAAACGTCGTGAAAAAGAAATTCGCGACGGCTGGTATCGTCGAATGCATGACGGTATCGATATGGGCGTCGTGACAACAGCAAAGGCGTTTCAGGATCGGTTTAACAACCGGCCCCCGCCTCCCCCTCCGGTATTAGTGGAGGAACCCGTAGACCCGCGACAAGAATTGATGAAGAAAATCGTGGGTAAAATCCTTCCAATCGGAATGAGGATATAGGATGCCAGATCAGGACCAGCGCATAGCGCAGAAGATTCACGATCTGTACGTTGAACCAGCCAATCAAATAGACGAAGAGAATACATTCGTCAGTGATGCGACTGGGACGATACAGTTCAAAGATGCCGCTGCGGTAAAGCTGGTCATCGACGACGCGGCGAAGTGCGACAACTACATTAACATTCAACAGTGGTCAAACGGTTGGACTATGGCTGACCTTTTGTACCAATCACCGGCGACGCAGTCGGCATTCGACGGCGGCAACGTTGGTAATGCTTCGGTGCCGAAGTACATGGTATCGAATCACATAAGTTCGATCGTGCCGAAGATCATGCAAGGGCTCTTTTACGAGGACCCTCCGTTTGATCTTCGTCCACGTCCATCAGTGACCCAGGATATGGTTCGCGCTAAGCAAGCGATTTACTCAGCGCAACTAGACATGATGGATTTCGAAATCGAAGTCGAGCGTACCATAGAACAGGGCGCTCTTCTCGGTACCGGAATCATGAAGTGGGGATTCACTGAGTACAAGAAGAAGATGCGCCGTTACCAGAGAAAAGGTTCTCGGCAAGCTGTTCAGGTTGGTAATCTGATCAAGTTGATTGATACTCCTGAATCAGACGATTACACAGTTACTCCGTACGAAAAAACGATCTCGCATCCGTGGATCAAGTGGTGTGATATTCGTACAGTTCTTGTGAACCCAGGTTGCCGTGTAGGCGACGTTCGTAAAGCCGGATGGGTTGTGTATCGCGATTATGCGACATATTCAGATTTGGATAGGTTGCGTGGAGTCGAAGGTTACAACATCCCAGAAGAATCAGTTCTTCGCGCGATCTTCGCAGAAGGAATTTCTTCAGGCGGCGACAACATCACTATGACGTTGCCGGAAGGCATGATGGGATATATCCAGCATGCATTACCGAGAAACTTCAAGACATCATCGGACCCGAATGCTGCTCCGATGGAAATCCTTGAGCGTTGGGATGATGAGCGCGTCATCGTCGTGCTCGCATACAACGGCCACAACATTTTGATCCGTAACGAAGAAAATCCGTATGGAAAGATTCCGTTCTTGTCATTCAACTGGCGGAATATTCCGGATTGTTTCTACGGACAGGGACTGGGTCTTCTAATTGGAAGTGAACAGATCATCGAACAGGGTGTTACGAACCTGGCGCTAGATTTGCTTGCTTACGGATTGCAACCGACCGCTGTACGCAAGACCGGATATAACACGCTGAGCCAGGATGTGAGATGGCGTCAGGGCGGCATCATTGATGTGGAAGAAGACGTTGATAAGGCGTTCAAATTCCTTCAGATGCCTAGTGTGCCAGGCGAGGCTTGGCAGTTCATTCAGCAAGCGCAGCAATCTGGATCACAGACATCAGGAGCAAACGAACAAGTTATACAAGGCGCGGGTTCTCAGGGTGTTCGCACGACGGGAATGCGCTCGGGTACCGGAGCGGCGGCTGTTATTCAGGCGAACGCCAGCCGACTTGACGGCCCGACCGGAAGATTTGTTCGTCAAATATTCAAGCCGTGGCTTTATGTGATGGACGAGCTTGATAGTTTGTTGCTCCCGGCGAAAGTGATTCGCGACATGCTCGGCGACGAGCTTGGTGAGCCGGAACTTGTTGATCATATCGAGTTTCGTGAAGCGATAATCGATTTTGAAGTATTGGCAGGATCGGAGTTGGGCGCAAAGAAAGAAATGGCTCAATCGTTGCCGATCATGATTCAACTTTTGAATAATCCAACCTTCGTGGCGAATGCAAATGATGCTGGTTATCAGTTCGATGCACCGGCAATTTTCAAAGCATTCACTGACGCAGCAGGTTGGAAGTTCAGTCAGCAGTTCTTGCGTAAGATGACGCCAGATGAGCAGAAGCGTCACCAGGCTAACAGTCCGGCTGCTTTGCAGCAAGGTCAGTTGGCTCACGCCAAGGATATGCAACTGGCTCAGTTCCAGCACGAGCAGCAGATGCAAGATTCTGAACAGCTTGGCAAAGCTGGTAATGAAGCATTCCGCGCGTCGATTGAAAAAGCGACGGAGCCGGAAGTGACTGGTCGCGAAACCACACAAGGTTTCGGTTCTCAAACAGCAATTTAATAGGACGGTAATCCACAATGGCTGAAGCACAAGCGAAGAAAATTCTATGTCCGAATCTCACACCCATGAAGAGGGCGTTGTTACTGCAAACGATCTCGACACCGGGTTGGGAAGTGGTGATAGAAATTGCGAACGCGGCGTGCGACGAAGCCACGAAGGCTATAGTCCGTATTAACCCAGAAGATGAAAACGCCGATCGGGCTGTTGTCGTAAGACAGCAGTCCGCTCGGAACATGTCTGAGTTTAGCGAACAGTTTTTCAGATCGATTCACGAACATGCGAATTCGATCAAGAACGTCAAGAACGAAGACGAGAAAAAAGCAGTAGATTCGGTAGGCTCTATGTTTGGAATTCATCCGGCCGCAAAGAAGGGTGATCCAGCATCAGCAATTAAGAATGTTTACGGTATTCATCCGGCTAGACCAAAAAAGTCGGAGAAGAAATAAATCAGTAATGGAGAAAATTGTATGGCCACATTAACACCTGAGATGATCAATCTCGATTGGTTGAAGTCCGCCACATTGAAGGACCTTAAGTCCGCAATGTATATAGGCGGCGACGTTCTTAAAAAAGTGAACGAGCTACTCGTGACTCCCGAAGGAAAGAAGATCGGACACGAGATGCTGAATGATCCGGATTATGTTCCGATGTCTAAGCGCCAACCTGATCCTGAAGAGTTGGAGCAGATCAACTCGGATACGCAGCTTGCAGATCAACAAGCGGCAGAGGCTGAGGCTACGCGAGCAGCGCAAGCTGAAGCAGCAGATGCTCTTGTTGAACCGGTTACGTCGGTCGAGGCAGATGCTTCAGCAAAGCTCTCCGAGGTTTTGAAGAATTTGGAAGTCGCTCGTGCCATAGAAGATGAAGCGGCTCGCAAACTCGGATTGACGATCGTTCGCAGCGCAAGTGGCGCTGTCGAAAAGGTTGTTCACGACTATCAGGTGACCGATGAAGATGGAAAAGCAATCGGTCGATCGACGCATTTTGAAAGCGTAAGCTTGATCGAAGCGATCGGAAAGATTATGGCGGCGCACATTAACGCCGTTCGTTACGCGGAACGTTCGCGTAGCCAGAGATTCAAACAAGCAGCGGACTCAATGAGAGTCGCGGAAAAGTCGGCACAAGCGAAGGCCCTCGAAGAGGAAGCCAATAAGCTTGCGGAGGAAGCAGTCAACTCCAAGGACCCGGCAAAGTACCGTGAAGCCGCTCAGAAGAGCTTAGAGGCCGAACGTAAAGCCAAAGAGCTAGCTAAAGACGAAGCCGAGCGTGGGCGATTGATCGCACAAGCTTGGATGGACGAACACGTAGACGATTTCTTGCCTTGTGGTGCTTCTTCCCAGATCATGCGCGAGTACATGGCCGCTAATGGCCTGTCAATGGGCTATGATAATTTGGAAAAAGCGTTTCAGGCAGTTAAACATCAGCTACCAAAGCCTGTAAGGCAGGCGGTATCTGATCCAGTATCGGCCGCGCCGGTGAACAATCCACCAGCAGCGGCACCGGTAACTGATCCGTTGGCCCCGGCGAACAATAACTCGCCAGCCGCCGCATCAGCATCGGCGCAACCACCTACAGCACAGCCGCCAGCAGTCCCAACGCCAGCGGCCACGGCCCCGACAGCTACGCCTGCGGCGACGGCAAATCCGTCACCAGCCGCCCGTAGACCGGGAGTCAACGGAGGTCTTCAACCAGGTTCTCTAAGTGCACAGAGGCCCTCGGCGGCGCAAGCCACGGAGACACCGCAAGCGACTCGATCGAAACTGTTGCGAGAAATCGCCAAGATGGGACCCGATCAATTACGCAAAAAACTGAAGGACACCAATTACCGTTCTCAGTTGGAAGCGGCCGGGATCAAGTATCAGTAACGATCACCCGCGACGAAAAGTCGTGAGCTAAATTTGGGAACGTAGAGGCCCCATGAGTGGACCTACACCATCAGCGTCGAACGTATCGAACGTTCTGACCGCACAGGCAATTCTTTTCGATAAGGAACTGATCCCGAACTTGAAGGGCGAGACGGATGCATTCGTAACTGTTGCAGAACGTCGCGTTCAGGGATTGCACTTGGGCATCAACCGTCAGTTCTTCCAGTACAACACCTTGACGGGTGACACTGCACAGAACTCGGACGGTAACGTAGGTGCTCCGGAAGTCGTAAGCCAGATCACTGCACCGGCAACGGTTGGTGAATGGAACAACTATACGAACTTCTCGGCGTTCGCAATCGCTGCCTCGATTGACGAACTTGTTGGCAACAGCGCAGTCGAACTTGGCTACCAAGCCGGACAGTCGATCAGCGAGTTGTACCAGGCAGTTGCTGATTCAGCTTCGGCTGCTGACGGCAACGTGTCCCAGAACGGTTTGCTGTCAACTCCTTTCACGCTAGACCTAGCAACGGTTCGTGAAATGAAGCAGCAACTTGTCTCGATCGATGTGCTGCCTTGCAAGAAGGGCATGTACTACGGTGTTGTATCGCCGAACGTGTTGGGAGACATCTACAACGCAACGACGGTCAACAACTCGATCCTTGACAACTGGAAGCACACCGAAAGTGGCCAGAAGAAGTATGACGAAATGGCCGGATCGGATCAGACGAAGGAAATCGTACTTCCGGGTACGAACATTCTATTCCGTCAGACCCCGTTCGTGACCAAGACGTTGAACTTCTCGGCTACGAAGACTGGTTACCGTACGTACATCTTCGGTAACTACAGCATGATCGGTGTGTGGTTGCAGGTTCCTGGCGACACCGACCTCGATGAGGGCGATTGGAGAACGATTGACTGCCGCGTTGTAACAGACGCGCCGCCGTCGTCATTCGATCCGACCGCAACCATTGGTGGTTGGGCGTCATACCGCTTCCACCAGACGGTGACTTTGCCACCGGCAACCGGCAGCAACACGCAGCGTATCCGCTTGATCGACAGCGTACCTGCAATTCAGTAAACAGTTTCATCGGGGGAGGGATCGATCTCCCTCCCTCAATTCTAATAGTTGGAGAATAAAATAATGAACGCACCGTTTACTTTGGCCCCAGGTCAGGACAAAGTTGATCTTCGTAATACCCGAGCACACGAAGGCGAGATCATGACTTCTCATCATGATATGGAGACGACCTCCGAGACGGTTAAACAGCTTTTGGCTGATGGGACACCGGATTGGGTAAAGTTCCCGAAGGATTACAAAAATTTCGCGCGTGAAGCATTTTTGCGTGAAAAAGAAATTTCGGATGAGATGGTCGATCGTTACAAGATGGACGACCAGGATTCTTTGACGAACAAAGAAGCTCGTTTGGTCAATCCGATGGATACCGACGATTTCATTCACAAGCTTAGAAAGGCGGGGATCAAGTGTTTCACCGTTTACAACGGTTTGGTTAACACGGTCGGTTTGTGGTGTCTTCCGCCGCGAGAGTTACGCAAAGCTCGATACGTTTGTTATCTACGAGTTCCTATGATGTATGAATGGAGCTTGCTGAAACTCGATAACCACAATCTCCCGGCCGGTGAGCTTCGTGGTTGGCGAACGGTGTGCGTCGAATTAGTGAAAGCCGAAATTCTAACCGAGTGGCAGGTCAATCAGATTTTTGGTGCCGCGCCAAACAATAGAGTATTCCAACGTTACCATGAGTCGATGTGGGAGGCTCGCAATGGTAAACGGTATTCGGAAGAGGAGTTGGAGGCCAGAAGCGATGGCTAAGACTCCTGAAGAAAAAAGAGCAAAACTTCTTAGAAAGATTGCTAAAATGCAACCAGAAGAATTTCGTAAAAAGCTTCGCGATCCAAAGTATGTCGCAAAGCTAGAAGCGAACGCAATAAAGGTCAGTCGGTGACCTCACAAGTTCCGACAAAAATAAACTGGGCCGCGTACGCCATAAGGTACGAGTAGTCAATGAGGTTAATCATGTCAAATCAGCAGCAGAAACCGAAGTCAGTGTTTGAAACGCTGGCCGAAGGTAAGACCCCGGAAATTAACGGGGAAGAAACACAGGGTGCGAATGACGGTATTGTTGCACAGCCAGCGCCCCCAGTGAGAACCGCCCCGTCCCTAGCGCCGCCGCTTCGTACACCTGGCGTAGCGCCAGCACCGCGCGTTCCGGCTCCGGCAACGCAAGCAGCGATTGCTGGTCATCAAGCACCACCAGCTATCCCGGTGGACGCCGGTGTTCTAGGTCAATTGCTTCAGTATTTGATTCTTAAGGAAGGACGTGAAGCAGCCGCCGCAGAGCAAGCCGAGGAACGTCGTAAGACGATTCAGAAGCAGC